ATTGTCGGAAGAGAATTGTGTAGTGCAGTGGGCAAGCGGTGAATAATCGAGTTTTACCTACGTTGGCTTTCGCGATCGGGATCTTAGCATCTTTCAATGTGTCGATCCAAATAATGCGAGGCCTAACGTTATCGATCATGCACTGGGCAAGCTTATCTACATCAGCCATCAATTCTCTGCATGCTTCGTTGTTCAAGTCATAATCCATTCCATCACCAAACCATTTCGTCTTGCCACTCTTTCCAGCTTTCTCATATGTATATGGGTAACCGGGAGCAGTTTGACGGTTAATAGCGTTGACGAATGGGTCTCCGTTTATTCCGATGATGGCTTGTTCACGCGTGAGCGGAAGCTTGTAATGAGCAGGCGAGTTAATGTATTCACGTTGGTAAAATACACTCATCGCTTCATATACAGCTTCGACTCTGTCCTGAGGGATATACGGGCGAACAACACCATATTTGTTCCGTTGTAAAGTCATTGGGTCAATAGTAATTCCATCATCATTAGTAAATTCACGTAAATATCCAGGTTTATTAGGGCTTTCAATCAATTTTCCGTAGGCAGGAGATTTCTGGAGAGCAGTTTTCACACTTCCCATAATCCGTCTACCTGGTTCAGTTCCATAAATCAAAAATGTTCCGTTGTCTTTCAAAATGTCAGGGTCCACAGTTAAAGGTACAATTTCGTGTCCGTATTGACTAATTGGTTGAAAATGTTTCATCAAGCGGTCAATAATTTGTCGTGTTATTGCTACAGATATTCCTTTATTCATATGCGTAATTCCAGCAATATGCATACCCATAATCTTCGATGTTATGGCGGCATTAGATGCAATTAAAATTGATCCGCAGTCACCGAAGAAGGTTACAGCATGATATGTGTAAGAACCACGATTGTGAACTACAACATTCGCTTCAGGTACCGTGCTTTCAACAAGGTGATCTTCAGGAGTTGCTGTTGATAACCAAAAGATTTCTCTGTAGTAATTAATTCCAGTTTTCTTGTCACGTTCAGATGCACCTTGATATCTCGCTAAAATAGCAGGAGAATCAGATACACGAGCCAAATCAGTTTCGTCAATAATATGTTTATAAGCCTGTGCGAAACCGCCTACATTTGTTGGTAGTTGTACTATAGCAATATCTCTATGAGCGTCACGAATGTGATTCTCTTCTGTCAAAATAACAGAACATGGTATTAAAGGAGATATACTATTACTACAGTTTTCCAATACAAAGAAGCAGTTTTCTTGTCCATAAGTTTCCACATAATGTTCCATTACTGATAGGAAGTGTTTCGGTATCATACCTAATCGACCACCTAAC